GCGTCTGTCTTTAGGAAGAACGCATCTGGGTCTGTTAGGAAGTGGTTAATTGTATAACCATCTGGCAACATACCCGTGTTCTTTATTGCGTTTACATCGTTGTCGGCTGAACCAACGCGGAGTGTAGACTCAAGAAGACGATCAGCAACAAACTGAAGCTGCGGTGGCACAATAAGCTTAACACCACGAAGGGCGATAATCATATTACGCTCATCAACGAATGTTGAGATGTCGATTAGAGCATTCTCAAGTGAAGTTTCGTTGAGGTCAGCGGCAGTAGATGGCTCATTGCGGAATGTTCCGCCACCAGCTAGTGGGTGGTCAGTAGCACAAAGCTCCTTACCGTCGCCACCAGTAAAGCTGCTGTTGAACGCATTGTTCAGTGTTGCAGCGGCTTTAACCTGCTTAGTGTGTGCCATTGAGCGAGCAAGAGCCTTTGTATAACGAGCGCCAAGGCGATCATACAAATTGTCTTCCATAGCTTCTTCTGTCAAAGCAAACGCAAGAGAAATTGTCTCATGCGTATAACGTGCAGTATATGCCTCTGAAGCAGAGTCAAACTGAACGCCAGCGCCTTCAGACTTTGTACTTGCATTTCCAAAACCGACGAGCATTACCTCCTCTTCAAATGCACGATCTGAAGATTCGGTGTCGTAGATTTCAGCATGCTCGGCATCATAACGATCATATTCCATTCCGAATAGAACGTTTAGGCCGGGTTCTAGCTCTTTCGCTAGTTGTGCGCGAGAAATAGCCATTGATCAGCCTCCTTATGCCAAGCCAGTAGTGCCAGCGCTAAACAGATGATTGTTGATAACAACAATTACATTTGTATTAGCAGAACTAACATCACTGTTCTCTGGGTCAGTGGAAATGTCGATAGCTTTGAGAGGCAAACCAGCAGTAGTCGCGCCAGTTGTCACATCAATCTCTGTTCGAGAAGTACCAGAAGCTGTGCTTCCAGCAGTCGCATCAACAATGTCGAAATTACCAAACAGATCCGCTACAGGGAATGCGGCATCAGCTTGAATCTCATATTGAGCATGTGGCGCATCAATAATAAAAGCTTCAATGTCAGCAGCATTTGTAGAGGCTGGGTAAAAGTTGGAAAAGGTTTCTTTTCCACTACTCGGGTCAGTATAACGGCATCCGTTGAAAACACCCAAAACAAGATCCGTATTGCCAGCCGCGATACGCTCAACACCACCGCCAGTGACAGCTTTTACAATGTCACCTTGGAAGATTGAAGTACCGTAGTTAGCCGCAACGCGGTATTTGTTCTGCATGCCAATCAGATCGGAGCCATTACCTGAACGCGAAAGGCGTAGGCCAAAGGCGGCATCTTGATTAGCCATCTTTTTATCTCCTAATTGTCAGCTACCTTTGGTCCTCCAAAGGACACAGAGGTAGAACGTTGGGGTTTAAGCTTGGGCATCGCAGCGTTGCTTTCACGCATCCAGTCACGATCCACAGCTTCCATTTGGTTTTGCGTAGTATGCTGATAGTGAGCATTACGCTGATCCGCAATTTCTTCAGGAATTCTAGCAAGAACCAGACCTCCAACGCCAATTACGCCTGCGTTTTTACCTTCGTCAATCACAGGAGCGTCAAACTCTGGATAATCTTCGGCGCGAACCAATTCATATCCTTCACGACGGCGCTTGTGAACGTTGTTACGGTCATCATATTCCATGACAGACTCGCGGATCCACCTGTGTTTATAGCCAACAGGTGCGTCAGGGGCTTCTAAAGCTGAAGGTGGACGCCAATCTGCAACTCTCGCTTGTTTTTCACGGGTTTGCGACTCCCGATTTGTGCGATCTGACATTATCCGTTCCTTCTCTCTAATCTTACGATTTCTTTTGCATAATCTTCCGGTTTGATGCCCATTTTTTTACAAAACTGGACCTGTCCTTGGTTGAGTTGCACAGTCGTTTTTTTCCGCCCATTTTTGGTAGCTGACCGTCCAGAGGACGCAGGAGTGACAGATTGGGCGTTGTTCCGTTGCTCCTGAAACTTTTGTGGGAAATGTTCGCGCATGCGCTTGTCTATTTCCTGATAATATTCATCACTAGAAGGATCAAAATCTTCTTGGCCGACTAATTGCTCGTGTATGGCTTCAGCACCTTTGCTCATAACCATATTTTGGCCAAACCAAGAGTTTTGTGACATCCATTTTTTAAGCTTTGGATCAAGATCCTGTTCTTGAACAGGTTGTCTTCTTTGCACAGGTGATTCTGGCTGTGCCTTAATTTCTTGTTCATTTTTTTCTGAACGAGCTTTTTGCACACGAAGACGTTCTTTTTCAATCGCTAACTGTGATAAAGCAGATTGAGCGTCTGCTACTTTTGCCATATCTCCAGAGTCATATGCCTCTTGCATAACTTTTTTGACAGATGCCTCTTGAGACTCTACGCGAGTGCCATACTCATTAATATAGCCTTTGTCCAAGTCAGAAAGACGTTTTTTCATGTCTTCATTTTGTTGCTGGACTTGTTGAGCGTATGTATATGCAGCTTCAGCTTCTTCTAAAGCTTGCTTACGCTTGGCCGTTAATTGATTAATTCTCTTTTTTACATTGTCGCTGTAATTTTCAAGATCTTCAGAAGGCTCATTTTCATTACTAGAATCCTGTACAATTGTACTGGTTTCTTCTTCTGAACTTTCAATTGAATTATCCTGTTGATCTTCTTCAAGCTCAACAGCAACAAATTCTTCTTTTTCTTCAGATTGTGTTTCAGTGTTCATATCCATGTCTCCCACTATACATAAGAAATATCGGCTGGGTCAAGAATAGTAGCGATAATATTGTCATCATTGATCAATCTTACCTCTAATCCATCTACTTTAAACCTGTTTCCAGCATATCTACCCATAAGTACCCATGACTTCTCATCACACCAAGGCCCGGAAGGGAACTTGTTGGCGTCCATATATGCGTCAGGGCCAACTTTTACGACATAAGCCGCAACTGTTGCAAAGCTTTCACGCTCTCGAATTGAGTCTGGAATAATAATTCCACCAGCGCTTTTCTGTTTCATGTAATATGGGATTACTAGAAGACGATAGCCAACTGGTTGTGGCAGTCTTTCTATGACTGATAATTCCATTTCTGAAGGATCTTCTGTATTTTTTTGATTAGGGTCTTCTACACTTTCAAACCCTTTAGTAATCGCCGCAGGAACTGCACTTGCTGTTTCCTTTGGGCTTGCCATCCTCTCTGGGACGAATAGTTTTTTAGCCATCTTCTAATTCCACACCTTTCATCGCGGTTCTAATAAGATCTTCTGAATAGGTCAGACCGCGTATTTGACCTACAATAAATCGATAATCCTGTATGGATTCCGCCACTCCATCCGCCAGCCTTTGAGTATAACCATCTCTCTGCTTGCGTATGTCTTTAAGTAAATACTCCGCCAGTTGTATAGCGTCCATTATTTCTTACCAAAAAACTTTGTTGCCGCTCGTGTTCCGAAGCTCGCGCTTACGATAATACCAAGCGTATATCTATAATACTCCGGCATGGCTTCTAAAGCATTAAAACCATCCGTTACAACCTGTCTACCCCATTCACCGCAGAACGCAAGCACTAATGGCACAGAAAATAAAATTGTAAGCCACTCATCTTTCCAAGAATTCTGGCTACCCTTTGCCATTTCAAGATCCCAATCAATCTCTCCAGTGGCCTTTTTTTCCATTATTACAGCTTCAGCCTTTGCTTTCGCAACCTTTGCACCAGTTTCTGCTTTCTTGGTTTCTACCTTGCCCTCAAGCCAAGTGCCAGCAAGAGAACCTATAACATTAAGAATTGGAAGCATTTTTGCGATTCCTTTCAGCCTGTTCCTTGGTTGTCCTGTCGTGCATGTACCACATAATCTATTTCCTGTTCATCCACGCTGTTGTACCCATGTAAGCACCAACGACCCCAGCGCCAGAAATATAAAATAAATTAGATATGTCGGACAGAACCTTGACCCTATCCAAAGGAATAAAAAACATAGCTACAGTAAACAAACCCATGCTTATTAATGTATATCGAGCCATCCTAAGTTGCGCCAAACTTTTCCGCAGCTCTCTTTCAGTCTGTTGCATAGACTTGGCTTGCTCTAACTCTTCATCAGTTATAATCCCATCATTATCAAGGTCATAATGAGAATATTCTGTGCTCTTTTGAAACTTTTTAGCCATCACAAAGTTTTAAACTTTCTTGTTTTCGTAACACTTCCCTGACCACGGCAAACTGCTCCACCATGTTCCATCTTCTTTGGAGCAGGTTTATTCTTTTCCATTTCTAAGTGTCTATCATATTGATTATTAGTAAGGTTACTAATGTTTCCAGAAATAGCTATTATTCGTATTTCCTTATCAGTACGACCATCTGTCTTTCTTTCAGACATTACCTAACTCCAAGAAATCTTTGTGGCCTAGCTATGCTAGAGAACCTAGAAACAGTCATGCCGTTACTTTTTCTTTTTGGCGACTGCTTTTTTTGGTGCCGCTTTTTTAACGGCAGGTTTTTTTTCGACCCAAGCTTCATTTTCTGGGGTTTCTGGGTTGTCTGCGATAAAGTGACCATCTTCATCCCTCGCTCTTACTTTTTCAACTTCGGCTTGCGGCTCTAACTTTTTAGCCTTTATAACGGCCTCTATATTCCGTCTGACTGAACTTGCTGACATTTATTGTCTCCTATTCGCTAAGTTAGCAGCTGCAATATCACGCTGCGTTTGGATTCTTTGTTCAGCTACCCGTGTTTTTTCTGCGGTAGCCTCTTCTGTAAGCTCTATGCGTTGCTGGCCTAAGAGAACATCGTTTCTTTCTTTGCGTTCCTCTAGGTCTTGCTTCTCCTCGAACTGCCTTGCACGTTCTTGGATTTCCGCACCCTTTAATGAAAGCTCCTGCTGCCGTATCGCTACCAATGGATCGGTTGTTTCAGCAGGAGCAACTGCTTGAGCGTACTGTTCTGTCAGTTCGCCAATTATCTCAGCCGCTCTATTTTCAATCTCCATCTGCATCATCTGAGCAGCTTGTGGGTCTTGTTGGAGCATCATTTGCTGTTGCGGATCCATAGTCTGCATAAGCTCTTGTTGAGCCATAGCCTCTGCCATAAAGCCAATGTGCTCTTGAACATGGCCTTGTATGGTCATTATCACATTAGCATTCGCTTGAGCCGCTGGAGTAGCCATCATAGCAACATGAGCCTCTATATGTGCCTCATGGTTCTGTTGTGGGAAAGCCTGAAGGCGTTGATTACGAAGAGCCTCTTGGTTTTCCTTGGCTGGGTTCATAGGTTGTGGCTGTGGTGGCTTAGGCAAGATCATATCTATGTCTGTAACACCCAAAGCCTCATACATATTTCGGTAAGCATGGTAAAGACCCTGTGGGCCACCATGTATTTCTGGATTAGATTGAACAAGCTGTAATTGTGTTTGTGCTAAAGCAATCCGTTGCGACATAGAAAAGATGTTAGGATCTGATACAGGCAGAACATCTACTCTTTGATCAAAGTCTGATTGCTTTATGTCCTGCGGTGCTCCTGTTACAGCATACGGATATACAGGTGGCATGAACTTAGCAAAAACATCAGCAAGAAGCTTGAACTCCTGCCTTTGCGAGTAATGCAACCGCTTGTGAATAGCACTCATTACTTTTGTGCCACGCTCCATAATTGCCATGGTGGTGCCGACAGGAGTTTCACCACCCATCTCACTAATCTTCATGTCAGCCATAGAAGCAAAACGTCTTCCAGAGTCTACAAGAGTACCAAGCAAGTTGTACAATGTGCCTGAAGGCTCTTTAAACGGCAAAGCCATGATAGACTGACGAATATCCATGCCAGCAGCATCAATATCACGGAATTCACCCGGCGACAGTGGCTCATCTTCATCTCTAATACGCGCACCGCGAGCTTTAAATCCAGCAGGCAAGTTAGACAGAGTTCCAGCATCAATTAACTGGCGAAGAATACTTGTAGATGCCTGCGAAAGACCACCAATCATATGCGTGAGACCAAAACCATAGAAACCAAGACCCGGCAAGAACTTGTAATGCACAAAATATTGCTGGCGACGCATCATAGGGTCGCTCTCTTGGTAATTTCTACGAATAGATAAAACATCCCCAGTGGACTCTAGGATTGTTACAATGTAAGGGAGTTTAAGACCACTAGGCTCTCCCTCTGAAGTCATATCCTCAAAGCCTTCAATGTCCAGCGATGTATGAACCTCATACAAGGTCATCTCTTCAGGAGTTCCAGACAACTGAACACCTTGCGCATCGTCAATGGCTTCTTGAACTTCAGAAAACTGAGTGTCACCACTGCTAGGCAAATCTACGTCACGATAAAAGTCGCCTAACTGCATCTTACGAACTTCGTTGCTGTCCATGCGAATAATGTGCGTAATCCGCTGTGATGTAAGCAGATCTGTAGCACCATAAGGAACAACTAAATCTTCAGCGTGGACAAACTTGCTAACACCACGCTGCAGAAGGGGATCATAATACACCTTCTTAAACGTCGAACCCACAATGGGAAGATAAAATAACATCTGATCAGTTTCAGGGTCATATTCTTCCATCTCGTATGTAAGCATGTAATTCATATAATGCTTTACACGATCAGCCTGTGCAGAAACCTCTTCTGTTTCTGCGCCTACAACCTGTGTTCTAACAGGACCGCCAGAGGGCAACATCTCTCTGTAAGCCTGTGCTTGGAACTGAGTGACCGATTCTGACAGGAGAGGGTGTACAACGCCTGTAGCGCCTTCAAATGGCTGTGTACGCTCATCATACTCCATGCCAAGAAGATCAATGCCACGTTTATACGTATCTTCCCACTCTTGGCGAGAAGAAATGTCCTCTTCAATACCGCTAACAAGATCAGAAGAAATTTTCATAAGTTCAGATTCGTCAATATAATCTGCAAGGTTTGAATCAAACGAAATTTCCAAAGGAACAGTGTCCTCTTCAATCTCACCAATAATTACAGAACCGTCTTCCATCTCCATGACGTTAGGATTTTCCGGCATTTCTACGAAATCTATTTCAGCTTCTTCCTGTACAGGTGTAGCCTTGTTTAGACCTCCAGCACCTAATCCTCTTTCGATAGCCATGGCTATTCCTTTCCGCCTTCAATAACTGCAAACGTTGGCTTCGCTGGCTCTGGTATTGCCATGCCACTAAGTTCGTTTTGCATTCGTGTAGCTTCTTCCATACTAACAGATCTAGTAGGCTGTGTAGGATTATTAGCACGCCTAGCTTGCATTTCTAAATTCCTACGAGAATCAGCACCTTCTTTTTTTCTTTTCATAGCACTAGATGACCTGAAATTATAATCAGCATCAAGACGCTTTAACATAGGAGAAGACACTGTAGCAACATCAGGATTCTTCATTAAAGCCTCAGCAATAGCGTCACTTTTAGACATTCCTAAACCCCTGCTGTCTAAATAAGAATCCTGAATAATGTCAAAAGCATCATCCGCAGATAAATATCCAGAAGGACGATCAATGGACATACCCATAGCAGTTGTCATTTCTTCTGCCGCATCATCAAATGAATCACGCAAAGCAGCGATCTCAATATCTTCATCAATAGCAGATTTAGCAGAAGGAGACTTTAATTTGTCTTTCTGCGCTTCAAGCACAAGCGTCTTATTCGATTTGCCTCTAGGACGTAATGGTGCCATTGCAGTGGCAACAGGGGCAACAGTAAGAGCTTGATAAACATCTCGACCAAACCTTTCCGCCATGGCGTCATCTTCACCAAAAGCACTCATAATCCCAGATCCGGCCTTGGCCGCACCACGTAAAATAGTATCTCCAGCACGACCAACCATATCAATGGCATCAATAGGAGCAGAAACAATGGCGCGATTTACTGCTCCTAAAGTCTCGCTACCCATAGGGTCGGTAAAAATATCAGTTTTATCTACAAGCTCCTTAAACATCTCTTGAGATGCAGGAGGGGCATTAAATGCGCCAAAAATACCGTCATCAGCCATTTAAAGCTCCATGTGGTGAGGCTGGCAACAGCGCAGGTGGTGTGGGGAGCCTGCAAAGCGCCACAAAAAGGGCAAGAGCGACGCTCTTGAGCCGTAAACCAGCCTCTTGTCCCTTATACAGCATATTCTACCTATCTAACACCACGAAACTTCGTGCCTTGCATGGCAGAACCAGCACCAGAACAGACCGCTCCACCATCTTTCAGATTAACTGGCTTCATTTTCTCATTAGAAGACATGCTTTCATTAAGATCACCCCTTTTAGGCTTGGGCTTTGGAGTTTTCATT